CCTTGTACCCGATTATTGGGCTGACTGTTACCGGCAAAGTTCTCTAGTAAGTGAACAAAGTTTTCGTTAAAGTATTCTCCGTAAGAAGTCGAATTCTTACCAATTAAAGTTAAGTCTGTAGCAGTCTGATCAATAGTACCATCTACTATTTCAGTTAATACAGAACCATCAGTTTTGTTTATTGTATAGCTCATTATAGGACACCAGTGAAAATTATGTAATTAATAGTCAAATACGGGTTCATCCTAGAAAAGGCGTCACCAGTTGTTGGGGTTAATATATCGCCTGTGCGTGGAAGACCTTGTCCTGTACTCGAAGAAGGTAAACCAAGACCAGCAACAGCATTGGGATCTGACGGTGCACCTGGAAGGCCACCAGCATAATATTGGCCAGCACCTGTAGATAAATCGTGTTGGTGATCTGGTAAATTAGAAATGTCTAGTATTGTTTCTTCTGTGCCCGATCCTTGACCTAATATATCAGCAGTTGTATCTGTAACCCTATTTGCTGGGCCACCACCGGCGTCGATTAAAATTGCAGGATCATTTTTATCAGGAACCTGTTGTCCATTATCCATGTTGTCGCGACCTAATGGGAAACGTCCTCTCAAATCTGGCAATGCAAAAGTGTTATTGCCTATTAAAAATGCTGCATTTTTGTAAGTATAACCAATAATAGCAAACAAACTGCTATAGGTTCCAATTGAAACTTCGCTACCATCACATAACAGATACCCGTCCGGTACTGTAGAACCTGCAAACGGAAAAATTGCACCGATTGGAACTGTTGCTACATTAGATAAAAATGATTGTTTTGTAACTTTCTTAAGACCGCTGTCTAAACCTGAACGATAAATCAATAAGGTATCTGTAGGTATAGAAGTTGATACTGCTGTTTTGCTAGTAATAAGGTCTGAACTAATTGTGGCATTTAAAACTGCAACGCCTGCATTTGATTGTCCATCAACTGACACACCTGGACTCGTAACGTCACCTGTTAAACTAAAAACTGTAGGACTTGCCCAACGAGCAGCAGATCCGCTAATACTTCCTGCTAAACTTCCAGTGAATGCTCCGCTAAAATTACCAACGAAATTATTAGCATAGATATTTCTAAATGCCCTTGTGCTTGATCCAATATCATAAACACCGCTTCCGGCATCTGATCCCGGAACTAACACACTTGCCGGAGTTGGATCCCCGTTCGAATCAAGATAGTTTACAACTATTTGTCCGTCGACTACAGTGATATCGCCACCAAATGTCGACGACTTACCAATTGCGGCGCCGCCAGCAACACGCAAACTACCTGAAGCTAGACTAGTAGATGCCGTGTCACCTAGTACTATAACATCATTATCAATGCTAGCACTACCGCCAACATCTAATGCTTCAACAGGATTAGTATTATTTGGTCCTAAACCAACATAACCGTTAGAATTAAAGAAAGCTGCTGTTACGTTGTTTAGATTGTTTGTTAATTTAATTGCAATACTAGCATCGCTATTTTTACTGTATAAAATAGTTGTATTTTCTGTGTCATCTCGACCAATATTAAAACTTAAATCAGCACCAAGACTTAAACCTTGGTTAGATCTTATGTTAAATTGAGCACTAGTTGTACTAGCGATGTCACTTCGTAAAAAATTTGCAGCGTCAACAGATGTACTATTAACTATTAAAGCGTTAGCTTTTTCGCTTGTACCCCAGAATTTTATTGGAGCAGATGTGCTAAGTGCATCAACTGCATTTAAATTAATACCCTGATTAATACTTAAAAAACCAGCTATACTTGCTTTAGGTGTAAACGCTTCTTTACTTACAATAGCAATTCTGTTATTATTAGCATAGAAGCTTAAAACACTATGAGATACGTTAACTGTATCAATAATTGTTTCAACTGTAGGACCTGTTTTAGTTCCTGTACTGAATTGTGGGCCAACTAATAACCATGCAGATCCTGAATACAAATACAATTGTTGATTAACTGTGTCGGCCCACAAGTCTCCAGCTAATGCAGTACCTGGTGCGCTTGAAGCTTTTTTTACCGATCCTGCATTGACCCATTGTGTGCCGTCATATACTTTAAGTAAATTAACATCAGCATTATTATCATACCACAATTGACCTTGAACAGGATTGTCGGGTGCAGTATTTTTAGCAAAATTTTCTAATAAATGTAAAAAATTCTCAGCTATAATAGGTGCATATCCGGCGTAATTTTTACCTACAAATGTTAGACTTGTTTCTGTGTTAAGACTTTGGTCATTAACTGTAATAGTAGGTTTAGCAGGATTAGTTGTTTCTGAAAATCTAACTTGATATGCCATTTATTATACTCCTGCTAGACCTGTTAAACTTTGAATACGTACAGTATAGTCAACTTGAATAAGTCTGTTTAGTGATTTTTGAACTGGATGGAATATAACATGAGTTAACAACAATTGATTACCTGTTGAACTATAACTTTTTAATCCTAATTCGTCAAAAACATAAGCACTTTCGTTATTATTTGTGTTATCGTATGCTAACTGACCATCTGGTTCACCATAGTCAAGTAAACAGCTTACAAAAACATCGGTATAGTTTGTACCAGTAACGTGTCTAGATTCTACATAATTCCTAGTTGGATCTACATTATTACTAGACCTATCATTTACAACTTTAGCAAATGTTTGATTGTATAAACTAGCATTGGCGCCGCTACTATTAGGAGTCAAATATGTAATAATACCAGTAGGATCTACTGCTGTTCCTCCGTTGCCAAATGCCATTTCGTAGATAAATCCTTGGCCGCTATTTCCAATACTCTCTGCAAGAGCGATACTCATATTTTCATAATGAATCGCATTACGTTTATTAATGTAAATTTCTTTAGAGACGGGATCATATATCTTAATATGCCCTTCAATATGAATTCCTGTAAGATCTTTGCTCTGCATAACGTTCTCTCTTTATAGTATATTTATCTAGTACCATTATATGGTAGTTTATTAGGGTGTCCTGTTTACCACTAACGGATTAGACCCGTTAAACGGCCAGCGCAGGTATCTATTTCCTGCACCCTGTAAACTTAATGTATCAGTATAAGTTGTTGTACCAGAATCACTCATTCTTCCCTGTGTTGCGGTAGATTGTAACCAATTTATACAATCATACGCTTTATAATTTCTGCGACTTTCTAGTAAACAAGCAAGAACTCCAGTAACTTGAGGAGCAGCCATGCTAGTTCCTTGAATCTTCTTAATAAAATAATTAGAATCGTCCGGATGAGTTACAGACCCAGACCCTAATGTAGCAGTAGCGGGCATAGCTGATTGAATTGCTTCACCTGGAGCAAACACAGTAATGCCTGGACCGCAGCAACTAAAATTACTTTTATACTCAGTATTAGCTGAACGTATAGCTCCTACTGTAATAACTCCGCTGGGACCGTTAGGAGTTGAACCTCTATGATAATATCTGTTAGTTCCGCCACTAGTAAAATAGTTGTTATAGTCCAAACCTCCAGATACATCTATCTTATGTGTGTCATTTCCAGCGGCTGCAACTAATATTATTCCGGCACTAATACAACTATCTATATCTGCATCGACACTAGCTACTCTAATAGGATGAGTATAAGCATTATTAGTAGAGCTAAAATTGTAACTTGTCTGCACCATGCCATATTGACTTTGGGCCGATGTACCAGTCCAACCAGTTCCTCGATAGTTGCCCCCAGTAATACCGGTATATAAATTGAAATATCCCCAACTCATATTAACAACTGTTGGGTTTCCGTTAGTTTTATTATTGTGCCAACCGCGAATCATAGAAAATGCTGCACTGACTCCGAATGCATCAGTATCAAATATTTTAATTGCATACAAATTTGCTTCTTTTGCCCAACCATATCTACGGCCTGCCGCAGTACCTGCACAATGAGTACCATGACCATATGTGTCAGTATAGTGTGCAGGCCCCTGAGTATATGCACCAGTTAGTCCTGATGCAACTGGCCAGTTTATTTGATTCAAACGATCAGTTAAACCATCTTGTGCCTTCCACTCAGGGTGTCCAACTTGTATTCCAGAGTCCATAATAACAACATCGACATTTTTTCCTACAGCTACATAAGGATGTTGATAGGATAATGTTGTACCTAAAAATGGGTTAGCAGCATTGATACAGGCAGGTATAGCCCATGCATAGTCAGCATTACTCTGTGTTGTTGATCTAGAATAGTTTCTGCTAGTATCTAATATGTTGTGTCTAAGAAAAATACCGTTTTCTGCTTTTGATCCGTATCGGACATCAGTAATTCTAGGATCTTGTTTTAATAATTCAACTTCTTGCTGTGTTAATACAACGTCAAAGTTACGTTCGCTTTCGTTTTTTTCATTCCACATCTCAACACGACGCCCTAGCATCTTGCCAGATACTATGTCATCCATAAGGCCGTCAACATCAACACCTTTTTCAGCGGTAACGACACATCGATTTTGATCTTCAGTACTCATATTAATATAAAGCGTTCCAACTTGTTCCGTTATAAAATACAGGATAAGCACCGCCTGTGCCTTTAGAAGCAGGATCCCAGTTTGTTCTGTCAGCAACTGCAAATACACCGGCTAGAATTCCAGTAGGCGCAGCAGACAAAGGAGTTAATCTTAAAAATTTACTAGCCTCAACAGCACCTTGTACAACCATTGATCCTGTTGAACTTCCTGTTGCAAAAACAAAATCACTAGCCGATGTAAATGTTGGTGTTCCTGTTCCGGAACTTGTAAGTGTTGTAGCTGTTACTGTTCCGCCTACTGTCAAATTTGTACCGTCAAATGTTAAATTTGCACTACCGGCAAACGCACCATTATTATTAAATTGTACTTGTGTATTTGATCCGCCAGGCGTTCCACTTCCGCCTCCGCCACCTGTTGCTGAAATTGTAATTGTATCAGTTGTAGCATTAGTTGTGATAGTAACGTTTGCTCCTGCGACTAATGTAAGAGTGTCCGTACTACTGTCTGCTACTACGTTACTTTGACCTGCTACTGCAATAGTTCCAAAAGTATTTACAGAACCGGTGGCAGCAATTGTCACCGAATCCGTATTTGCATCTGTTGTTAAACTAATTCCAGACCCTGCTACTAAAGTCAACACATCTTCAGGAACATCTGCAATTGCATCTGCCTGTCCTGTTATTCTAATACTACCAAAAGAATTTGGTAATGTAGGTGTACCTTGGGGAGATGCACTAATTGTAATTGCATCTGTAACAGAATCTGTTGTAATTGTAATATTACTACCTGCTACAAAAGTTAAAGTGTCTGTAGGACTAGCTGCAACAACATTGTTTTGTCCCGATACGGCAATAACAGAGAAAGAATTCGAAGGAGGACTTCCGCCAGCTCCAATATCATCTTGTCCATTATACCAATTAGTGCCGTTATATTTTAATACTTGTCCAGACAACGGTGTATTAATAACAACATCAGTAAGTCCATCTAGTGTGGAAGATCCACCACCACCGCCGCCATTAGCAAGTACCCAAGCTCTTGTAGCAAGTATAGATCCGCCTGTTAAAGACCCATTATAAACTCTTAAAGTGTTATTGGCAGCATCCCAAAACACTTCGCCTGGTTCGTAGGTGAACCTATTTAACGTTTCAGTTCCTTGGTTTTTTAATCTAATAGAACGTACTGGTGCTGTCATAATTTTTCTCTAGTTAATTTATTAGTATATCTACATTAGGAGCAGGATAAATTCCAAGTCTAACATTCATAGTCAAAGAATATGAAGTGTTAATAGTTATAGGAAGCGCAGCAGTATTACTATTAACGACTACTGTTCCTGTTAATGGAACACTAACTGCTGTATAATCAAACGGATACACTGATCCTAAAGACTGGCTGCTCCATCGAGCATTTACACCTGTATGTACATCTATCTGATTGGTGGTGTTTTCATAAAACACCGCTTCGTAAACCATGTTTGGACTACCTAATGTTCCGCTGATTGCCGACGTGCCTTCCCAGCGTATCCTAAATGTCCTATTTGGCGCAATACCTTCTACTCCATAGTAAATTCTTTGACAGCTATTATCATTTGCTGATATCATTATTTTTGGAAATGCAGGGTTAGAACTACTCAATTGAGAATAGTTGCTCGAGCCGCCGCCAAATGTAATATACGTATTTGTTCCTACATAAATTGTGCTGTATGTTTGATTTAAAAAGCTAATACTAAAGGGCAACGGAACAGTCCAATATCCGTCATCTTGTCCACCTGTAAAAGTTAAGGCACCTGGGGCAGTAGGAGTAGAAGATGCTAAACTTGCTGGACCTATTATAGTATTTGTAATACTAATGCAAGAACCTGCGGTCGGTGTAGTTGTTGTTATTCTATTTCCTTGATTTGGTCTAGAATTAAAAGCATCTGTATTTGTTACCCTTGTATCAGTTGTATATACTCCACTAAATCCAGATTCAACTAAGACAGGTGCTCCAGATGTTCTAGGTTTTGCTGTTATTAAATAAGGTACAACTGTGCCGTTAGAAACATTAGTTGTAGCAAGATTAATAGTAACTGTTTGTCCTTGAGAAATAGTATTAACACTTGGTGTCAGTGCAAATGTTGCCTTATTATTATAACTGTATAATGTACGTTTTCTAGGAACAACTTGGCCTGTAACTGGACGGGCTGCTGCGGCAATTTCTGGAAATGGAACTTTATGGTATCCGCCTACATCCAAAGTAGGCACCCTTGTTCCAGATAGTAGTAGAACCCGTTTGTTACTGTTAGCATTGTAACTAAATCCAGCATCTTTTGAATCCTGGGCGCCGCCTGAAGAACTTTGCATAGTTTCTGGGCACATTGCACGAATATAAGCACGGGCTTCTGCTTGTGTCATTCTTGGATACTTTTCTGCTAAACAAGCTAGTACACCTGTAGTCTGAGGACTGCTCATACTAGTACCTGGACACTTTTTGAAATTGTTATTAACAGTATCTGTCCCGTTTAAATTTACCACTCTTGGGTCTGGAGCGGCGGTTGAATCGTATAATGTTGTACCTGTACTCCAAATACTTTGAATAGCTGATCCCGGAGCGTAACAATCAACTCTAGGCCCGTAGTTGCTAAATTCTGCTTTATAATCTCCAGTTTCAATACCTGTTGAACTATAAACACTGGCCCCTGTTGCTTCGTTATGCTGTCCCATGGCACCTGAGCAAATTATTTTTGTTTCTTCTGTTCCTCCATCAGCGGCGCCAGGACTGCTACCACGATGAATATAATATGTAGTACCATTATAGATCATAGTATTGTCATAGTCTAATCCGCCCATAACATCTTCATAAAAATAACTATTGCCTGCGCTGGCAACAATGATAACTCCTTCAGCCATTGCATCAATCATATCAACATCAGTTGCTGTATCTCTTGAAGGGAATGCTCCTCCAATATTAACTCTCGCAATATTTTGTAAAACATTTGAATCCCAAACATAAGAACCATTAGTTCCGCTTGTTGGGAAATATTCAACGCCTCGTATTGTAAACTTAGAAATATAGGAAGAATTTAATGCACCTCCCCTATAACCCCAGCTATTATTCATTACTGTAGGATTTTTAACGCCTGTTAAAGGATTAATTGGTTTATTTTTATGAAACTCTCTAACATAATCAATACTATCGTAAAATGTAATATTGTAGATATTTGCATCTCTAGCCCAACCTTGTGTGTTACCTGCTGTAGTGCCGGTTGTATGGCCTCCGTGTTGCTGTAGTCTATTTGATGAATAACTGTAATAACCAACTGATCCTCCTGTTACAACTGGATTATGTATAAACCAATTATACTCAATCATTCGACTATAGCCTGTACCGTCTGGGTTCTGAGCATACTCATAAACCGTTGGATAAGGGCATCCGTCGTCCATAATAACTACATCGACGTTTTTACCTGAACAATCAACAAGCAATGATGCCGACTGTTCAACTGTGCCATCAACACCCCAATTAGAAATATTAGTCTTTCTTAGACATCGAAGAAACCCCCAATTAATATCAGCAGCATCACTTCCTACACGCTTGTCAAAATGAGTAGATGTTTGTTCGAAGCCAAATGTCCCTCGAATAAGACCAAGATCTCTATAATTTAATTCAACAGTTAAAACTCTAGGATCTTCTTTAATTAATGCTGCCTCGTCGTAAGTTAGCATATAGTGCGTGTTACGACTAATCGGTCGGCGATTACAACATTCAACTTGTCTATCTGGAATGTATAAATTTCCGCCTGGATTTTCCATATCCTTGTAAAACCCTTCGGCATCGTCCATACTCTTAAGAGTAACAATATACTCTTTAAGGGTTTGATCTTCTGGATTACCTAAGTGTGGGATCGGATCCATATTATACCTCTAGTTGCAACAACGTTAGTGTAACTGTTATTGTCGTGGTAGAACCACTTTTGTTTGTAACTGCTATAGGAATGCTTGTAGTAGGAGAACTTTCTGCATTGAATCCGAGTACCGCAGGTGTTACAATGACTGTCTGACTTCCTGAAGTAATAAATTCTGCTAGTACACCGCTCCCTGGAGCAGGATCTGTTAAAATATCTCTACTAGCATCAGCTGTTCTTGAAGCAGTATCACTATACAGTCTTACCCATGCGGCTGCACTTGTTTGAATTTTTAATACCATATAGGATTTAAATCCAGTTATAGATATATTTCCTGTTGCATTATTTGCAATACTCGAAGTAGTAGCCGAAGCTGTTGTTCTGCTGTAAGCTCCACCTGTGCCCGAAACGGCAGCAAAAGAAAATTGTCCGGCACCATTAGTTGTTAGGAACGTTCCAGGTAATCCATCTGAAATTCCTAAATTTAGTAGTGTTGTAGGAATTGATGGGGTGCCACTTAGATCTTGATAAAGTCCAGATAACGCTACTGCGGCAAAAGGAGGACGATTCTGAATCTGTGACCATTCTACAACTCCAACGCCTGTTGAAGAAATAACACCGTTAGCATCTATTGAAATAGAATAGCCGTCAATCTTTACACCGCCAAGGATAGTTTGACTTGCAGTAGGTAACGTGTAAGCAGAAGGTATAGTAGGTTTGTTTGTTAAATCAGTATAGCTTCCGCTAGTTGCTACTGTTGCAAACGTTGGTTTTCCTGTAATATTTGCCCATGCTAACGAGGAAGAAGTAATAAAACCGGCACCGTTTATCAACTGATTAGTGTTATTAGGAATTGTTGGTTTATTTGTTAAATCA